CCATACAGTGAACAACACGTTTGGCGACACGCATCTGAATGTTACCACGAACGCCAGCGACCCACATGCCGTGGCAAAGTCCGTAAAAACAACTCTTGATCGAAATCAGCGAATGCTCGCAAGGCAGGCTAACTTGGGGTTGGCTTAAGGGGAGGTAGAAAAGCCCCCCTCAGCGCATCAGTTCAATAGCTGACTTTAGACCGTCAGTGCTAATGGGTATCTGGGCCTTCCCTTGTTGAAAATATAATTTTGACGCGCCGCGGAAAACATTCAAATTATCTCGGCTTAGCTGCGCCATGAACGTTGCCCCCTGCGGGCCTTGGGGCGCGCACCCCATTGATACCAAAGGCGCACTCTTTCCCTTGTCACTCATCAATACACCATCATTGCCGTACTGACACGAGACGGCGGCTCCCCATTCTGTGAAGCTGATAAGCGCGCGACCAGAATGGGGGTTGGCAGCCTCAGAGGACACAGAAACTTCAGTCGGTCCGTCTTTGTAAACCGCGTCCTGAGAACCGGGGAGCAAACCCGGCTTATTCCCCCAATGTCCACTTTGAGCAAGCGCTGTTGATATGTTGAGCGCTGATGCAAGCGCCGCCCAAAATAAAATCTGCTTCAAAATAGCCACCCCCATTAAATGCCGGGAGAGGATAGCGGTAAAGATCGTGGTTGGGGAGTCAGTCCTCCTTTTTCGTCCCATGCAGCCTATCGTATTCCGCCACCGCGACATCGTAGGGGGTGGGGGGTTCGTGCCCTTCTGGGTATTTTTTATCCCATTCGGCGTTTGATTGCTCGATCAAGGCGTTAATTCGTTCTTCGACTATGCTTTTCTTTAGGAAGTCACGTTTTTTTTCTAGGTGAGATATTCTGGCCTTAATCCATCCAGAAATGCCCGCCTTCTCGCGAGGTGACATGTCAGTTCGGTAGTCTGGCTTATTGAATTCCTCAAAGTCATTTTTCATCTGCTCCAACTCAGTCTCGACCCTCGATATGGCCTCAAAAGCATCTCCGGGATACGCTGGCTCAAATCCTAAAGGCCCGTGCAGCTGGAACCGATAATCGTCAAGCGTCCATTCCAGCCTCTGGATAATCTCAGCATTCATAGAATGAGAGTGCTCATCCGCAGCCGCCTTGAGTCTATCAAGAAGCTCACGTGAGGCCCGCAGAGTGAATGTCGCTCGTGATTCGTCAGTCATGCTCGCTTTATAATTCATTCTGACGTCACTTGCTACTTTTCTATTGACTTCACTATGACTTCAATAATAAGAAGTCATAGTGACTTCATGAGGAGAAAATGAAAAGCACAGCAACCCTAACCTTGAGGTTAGACCGTCATCTTCTTGATTACATTCGGGAGAGGGCAAATCGTCACGACAGGAGCATGAATGGGGAAGTTCAGGCTGTCTTTCGCGAGATGGAAGCAAAAGAAAAGGCACCAGAGCAAGGCCTCGAAAACCGCTCTGATGCCTCTGACAGTGAATAGGAAACACTGATATGAGTTCTATTATCACAACTGCGGCTGAAAATTCTAGCCTTACTATGTCTAGCCGCGAAATTGCGGAGTTGACTGGAAGCACCCATGACAATGTTCTCAAGACCATTCGCGCTCTAATCAAAAAGGGTCTCGTTTTTGGAAACGAGACCCCCTACGTTCATCCTCAAAATGGACAAACCTACAAGGAATTCCATCTCGATTATCGTAACACGATGGTTGTTACGTCTGGTTACAGTGTTGAACTGCGCGCGAAGATCATTGACCGTTGGCTTGAGCTAGAAGGAAATTCCGGAAACCGCGCCACCCAGAAACCAAAACGCGTCCGCAAGACCCCGATTGATACGCGCTTTATCCAGTTGAAGCGAATTGCTCTCGCATCAGGAAAAGATGAAGGACAAGCTGTAATCTGCGCGAACACGGGCGTCCTGAACGAAACAGGCTATAACGCTCTTGAGATGATGGGCATTAAGGCTCTGCCGATTGAAGGTGACGAACATTACTACACGCCAACTGATCTAGGTGCAGAGTTTGGAATGAGCGGGCGCGAGGTCAATCAGATCCTCAAGCGCGCCGGGTTGCAGATTGAAAACCCGGCCAAGAGCAGCACGGCCAGTAACTGGCTCCCTACAGAAATGGGTAAACGGTATGGCCGCATGCAAGATGGTGTGCGCGCAAATGGTAAAGGCTCCACTCAAACACTGATGTGGAAAAAGGAAGCGGCGTCGTTTCTTCGCCCTTTTACCAAAACGCCAGCGCGAGCAGCCTGACACAGGCCAGCCACCCTTTCGGGGGTGGCAACGCTGGCGGGAGGATGAATCACGATGAAATCATTGATGGGCTTAGTCGTAGCGTGGTGGTGTGTTCCCGGCTGACAGGAAGTCCTGAGTCTGTGAATACACAGAATTGCGAGAATTCTCTTCGCTTGGCTGCATCAGCAATCATGCAGCTGTGGAGCGATGTCCAGAAAGAGAAATCGCGCAGGCAGAAGGCGCTGGCTTGACAGGGAGGCGGTCGAAAGGCCGCCTTTTCCTTGTACCTTCCCCCAAAATATGAGACTCTACCCCCATGCCTTTGAACGCAATTCCTTTGCCGTCCGTGTGGGATATACCTGTCGCTGCTGGCGTCCCGGCTCTGCTTGGGCAGTCTGTGTCTACTGGTATAAAGGCATCGGCCTCAACCATCCTCGCTACAGCGCTTGATGAATACACCATCAGCACGGCGGCAAGCCACTGGGGAATTTTCACCACCAGTAACCAGCCCGTTATTACGTCGGGTCATGTGCGGGCGTTAGGTGTGCAGAGCATGTATCGGGTGTCGGACGGCCCACAGGAACACGGTTCTTTCCTGAGCTATAACAAGGTGCGCATTCCGGGACAGTACGAGGTTGAAATGCTGTGTGACGGCAGCAGCTTTGAATATGGCAATGCCAGCGTCTTCACGGACCTGCTTTCTGTTGCGGGCCTTTCCGGCGCTCCGTCCACGATTTCGCAGACAAAGGCGCTCTTCATGGCGGCGCTAGACCGTGCGGTTGCGAGCCTTGATCTGTATCTCGTTAGCACGCCTGACGTCACGTATCAGAACGCCAATATCATCGGGTATCAAATGCGGCGTGAAGCGCATCGTGGTGCCTCGCTGATCTATGCGGACATCCTTCTCCAAGAGGTGAGGGTGACAGCAAAGTTTAATAGCATCCCCGTACAGTCGCCTTCAGGCGCAAGTATGACAACTGGCGGGAATGTTCAAACACAGGCCCTGACTGCCGATCAGGTAAATGCCATCTATCCGTTGGACCCCTTCTGATGGCCGCAGTCACCATCCCTATCAGTCCGGTTGCTTTTCAGCAGATTAACGTCCCGCTGTCAGGCAGCACCGTCACGCTGACTATTCAGCAGCGTACAAACGGCGTCTATGCGGACATATCCTTGAACGGGACGCAGATCATAGCCGGTGTCGTCTGTCAGGACAGAACGTGGCTGGTCCGATATGCCTATCTGGGTATGCCGGGGGATATCAGCTTTATCGATACGCAGGGCACGTCAGACCCAGATTACACGGGTTTCGGTAGCCGTTACATCCTGATCTATGAAGAAGGCCGGAATGTCTAGCTTCACAAAAAAGCAGATAGACGTTGTATTTACCATCAATCAGGGCGGATTTGGCGGCGCGTCAGAAACGATCGAACTGAAAGCGCACCGGGTTGGGTGTCAGATACTCAGCACAGGCTATGAAACAGGCATGATGTGCGCCCTTCGTATCGAGGGCATGCGGCTCAGCACCATGAACCGGCTTTCTGTGGCGCAAACCAACATTGTCGGCGTTTCTCCCAACACTGTCACGGTCATGGCCGGAGACGGCGATGCTATGCCAACCATCTTCACAGGTGGCATCACTGAGGCGTTTGTTGATTATGCCAGCGCGCCCAACATAGCGTTTCAGGTGTCTGCGTTATCGACGTCCATTCCCGCTGCTATGCCCATTTTTCCAACATCCTTTGCGGATTCAGCATCAGTCGCTGACATCATGAAAACCATAGCGGACAAAATAGGTTTCCGCTTTGTAAACCATGGGGTTGATGCTGTGTTGGCTGGCGGCCCTTACTACCCCGGCACCGCAACCCAGCAGATTGATTCCTGCGCACGCGCTGCCGGGATCGATTATCACATGGGCAGTCAGACGCTCTCCATCTGGCCCCAAGTTGTCAGTGCAGAAAGCGGAGCCGCAATCACCGTATCTGCTGCTACGGGCATGATTGGTTATCCCAATTACAGTCAGGGCGGCGTGCTGATTCAGACATTGTTCAACCCAGACGTAAATTTCCGTGACACCATCAAGCTTGAAAGCGAATATGCACCAGCAGCGTGGGTCAACAATAACAACCAGTTACGTGCAATAGACGGGTCGGACTCCACCATTCCACCATCAAACGGCCTATGGGTTGTGCAGAAAATCGAGCACGACCTGCAAACGGAACTCCCCGATGGCCCGTGGTTTACAATGATGGAAGCGCAGCGCCCAGAATTCGCAGGGAAGATCGCTTTTGCCAGATAAACCATACTTCGGAAGCCTGAAAGCATCTGACAGTGCATCGGACTTCACCGCTGTAAATGCAGCCATCCGGCGCATTCTCTCTATGGGAGGTGCACCTACTCTTGTTGAGGTAAAGGCCGTCAACGGCGTTGGGCTTAATCCGGTCGGCTTTGTTGATATTCAGGCCTTGGTGCATCAACAAGATGGGCTGGGGCGCACCATGCCTCACGGCACAATACACGGTGCACCCTACGCGCGGCTTCAGGGCGGGAAGCGGGCCTTTCTCTGCGACCCAACTGTGGGTGATATCGGTTTGGCCATCATCTGCGCGCGCGATATTTCTAACGTCAAAGCCAATCGCAAGGCTTCCGCTCCAGGTTCCTTTCGTCAGTCTGATTTGGCAGATGCGGTTTATTTGGGCGGCTACCTTAATGCAGCGCCTGAAGAATACTGCGGATGGGTCGGCTCCGACTTTCACGTAAAAACTGCGGGAAAATTTATTGTTGATGCGGCTGAATGCGACATCAACTGCAAAGTGAATGTTTCGGGCGATATCGTAGCCACTGGTGACGTGACGGCTGGCAACATCAGCCTTGAAAAACACGTCCATGGGGGCGTGCAGGGCGGTAGCGCCAAAACAACTACGCCAGAATAGGCTTGTACCCGGTACCTTTTCGTGCCATATTTTCGTTAATCTAGCGTTTTACTGTGTCAGCCATCCTTCGGGGTGGCTTTTTTGTTTGGCAATATGACAACCACGCTCCTCCTTGATCGGGAAACGTGGGATCTGGTTTTGGATGCTTCGGGCAACATTGCTGTGGCGTCTGAGCCTTATTCCATTGTTCAGGATGTGGCGTCCGCAATCCGTGTCTTTGCTGGCGAATGTTACTACAACACCAGCCTGGGCCTGCCGTACCTCAAGTTAATTCTTGGTCGCTCGCAATCCTCTATTGTCTTTAAGGCACAGGCAGAAAATGCAGCGCTTACCATAGCAGGGGTTGAGGCGGCGAAATGCGTGATCACAGCAATTAGCCCCCATCGGCAATTATCTGGCTACATACTCCTTTCCCTCAGTGACGGAACAACTCAAAATGTCGGGTTCTAGCACGGGTACAACATCGGTTCCCGCTCCGTCACTGACCGATTCTGGATTTGTTGTCCCCGCTGAAAATGCCATGCTAGCAGGCGCATTAGCTGATATCAGCGCCGCGTTCGGTAACAATATGAGCACGGGCCTTTCCACGCCTCAGGGGCAGCTAGCGACAACACTAACGGCCATTCTGGGTGACGCTTACGACCAGATTCTTGCGGTATTTAACGGGGTCGATCCCGCGCGTGCATCCGGGCGTATGCAGGATGCTATCGGTCTCCTCTATTTCATGACGCGGCGCGGGGCGACTTCAACAGTAGTGACTATAGTATGCACTGGAGCGCCGGGCACGATAGTCCCGGCAGGGACACTTATTCAGGACACATCTGGCAATCAGTACGCTGCTGACGGCGCTATATCGATTGACGCAACGGGTGCCGGAACCGGAGCATTCTCATGCGTGGTTCCTGGTGCAATTCAGTGCCCAAGCAATAGCGTGAGCGTTTATCAATCTATTACGGGTTTATACTCGGTAAATAACCCCGCCGCTGGTGTAACCGGGGCAGATCAGGAAAACCGGGTAGATTTTGAGGAGCGCCGTCAAGAAAGTGTTGCGGCAAATTCTGTAGGCGCACTGGCTGCAATACTTGGATCAGTTCAGGCTGTATCGGGTGTTACAGATGCGTACGTTACTGATAACGACACAGGATCTGCCGTAACGGTCAGTGGCGTTACGATAGCCCCCCATAGTCTTTTCGTGTGTGTCAATGGCGGCAGTGATGAAGACATCGCCCTCGCTATTCTCAAAAAGAAGGCCCCCGGATGCGGCTATACTGGCACCACGTCGGTTACTGTTTCCGACCCCAGTGCGGCATACAGTACAGCGCCTCAATATCTTGTGTCGTTTACCCGTGCAGTTGCAACGCCAATCTACATTTCTGTTGCCTTAAAAAGCTCAAGTGCTGTCCCATCGACAGCAGAGACAGACGTGAGGAACTCTGTTTTGGCGGCCTTTAATGGCACTGACGGGGGCAAGCGCGCCAGAATAGGAGATTTGTTGTTTGCCAGCCGGTATTACGCGGGTATCGCATCGCTCGGGACATGGCCTGAAATCGTAGAAATATCGATAGGCTTAGCGGCCAATCCAACCGGATTTACGGCCCAACTTCAGATTGATCAAATCCCAACACTTGATGCGTCAGGTATAACTGTAACGATTGCATAAATGCTTGATTATCAAAAAACAGTTCTGTCGCAATACGCAAATTCACAGCGTATAGGGACAATTTTAGAGGGCTGGGATCAAGCATTCGATCCAGAAAATCTCATAGATATCTGGTATAAGAAAGTGTGGAATCTTGAGACCGCCCAGGGATACGGGCTGGATGTTTGGGGCAGGATTGTTGGCGTTGACCGTGTTCTGAAAGTTTCCTCCAGCAAATACTTTGGGTTTTCAGAAGCGAATGATCTGACAGAGGAGGGATTCAATAGTGCCCCCTTTTACTCTGGGTCTTCTGTCACCAGTAACTATCGGTTGTCTGATGATGGTTTTCGTCAGCTAATTTATGCCAAGGCTCTAGCTAACATCACAGACGGATCAGTTCTGTCACTCAATGCAATTCTCATGACGCTGTTTGGCAGTCAGGGAAATGCTTACGTCAACGACAACGCCGACATGACCATGACCTACGTTTTCGATTTTATACCGACAGATGTTCAGGTCAGCATCATACAAAATAGCGGTGTATTGCCACGCCCATCCGGTGTTGGCGTTATTTATTCAATCAAGAGTTCAAGCTGATGAAAAGCACCGACGATATCGGATTGTTTACGGCTCTCATTGCCGAGTCCGCAGCGTCCGGTAATGTGGCCACTGTTCCGGCAACGCAAAGCACGGCGGGCGATGGGACGGCCTCTATTGCTCTGGGCTTTCCGCCGGAAACATTCATTGACCGTTCTGCTGGTGGGAAACCGCCCCGCGGTCAGGATATGAATGGGTTTCTCAACCGCTTGTCAAAAGCCGTACAAGCGCTTCAGGCTGGATATTTTGGGCAGTTTAACTCCGCTTTAGCTGCGTCTATAGGGGGGTATCCGTCAGGGTCTATTGTCAGTGGCAGCGTAGCGGGCACCTTTTGGGTTTCTACCTCAGATAACAATACATCTGTGCCTGGAGACGATGGGGAAACGTGGCAATCCCTATTTTTCGGCCTCCTCACACCATCCACCGCCGATGCCCGCTACGTCCGTGGCATCTGGAATACGACGACAGACCAGCGCATTCTGTCTATC